CGCTGCCGAGGCACTAAGCGAAACTAAAAAGCTCAGTTTGTGGAATTGGTACGTCTCAACATTTATGACTCGTTTATCTAAAAATAGCGGTCAGATAATTATGGCTACTCGATGGGCTGAGGATGACTTGTCAGGCCGAGTACTTGAAAAGATAAAGAATGCTACGAGCTTAGCATTTAAAGCTATTTGTGATAACGGCAAGGCGCTAGTTCCTGAGCTGCACCCACTAGAAAAGCTACTCGAAACTAAAAAGATACTAGGCGAATACTTCTGGTCTGCAATGTATCAGCAGTCACCTACCGCAATAGGTGGTGATATGTTCAGGTCTGAGCACTGGAAGTACTACACGCAGCTACCTAAAATAACTCGTAAATTAATATTTGGTGACACCGCATTAAAGACAGGCGAGAAGAATGACTTTTCTGTTCTGCAATGCTGGGGCCAATCATACGATAATACTATTTATTTAATCGACCAGGTTCGCGGCAAATGGGAAGCGCCAGAGCTTGAGGCTAATACACTAGCATTTTATAATAAACATAGAATCTTAGACGGTTGCATATGCTCAGGCGTTTACGTGGAAGACAAAGCAAGCGGCATAGGTTTGATTCAGTCATTAAAACGCAAGGGTATTCCGATTGTCGGCATACCTCGCTCAGTTGACAAAATCACACGTATGCACTGTGGCACACCGATGATACAAGCGGGTAACGTACACCTCCCAACTGACGCGCCATGGCTAATGGATTATTTATCTGAGTTTGCAGCCGCACCCAACGGGCTGCATGATGACCAAATCGACCCTACACTAGATGCCATAGAAACATTCTTAGGTGGCGCGGTGTTTAGTGATTACGCATCATTACTGTAAAGTGTTATCATGTGTTAATTAACCAAGGATATTAAATGTCTAATAAATTTACCGATGGCTTGATGGATGTATTCTCGGGCCTGATAAACAAACGTAACGGCGTTAATCGTAATGTTGTGCAGACTCGCAGGCTAGACAATAGCGAGATGCGCACAATGTACAAAACTGGTCTGATGTCTAAGATTATTAGACTTAAAGCTGGTTACTCGCTAAACGATACAATACAATTTGCAAGCGTTGACGATGAGGAGTTTTACAATAAAAACATAGCCAAGCACGTTAAGAAAGCAACTAAGTTTATGCTAGGTTTTGGCCGTGGCGTTATCATTATATTCAACAAAGACGATGACCTATCATTGCCTCTCAAGCGTGCAGACTATGACCGCCACACTTTACAAATGCGCGTCTTTTCTGGCGACATGGTAACGGCTAGAGCACCTACGTATGATTTACGTAACCCGCGCTATTATAAACCATCCGTATACACCATAAACGGACAGCAAGTGCATTGGTCGCGTGTTATTGACATGACCTACTACGAGCCACCAGAGCGCGATAAGCCTGATTATGATTATGGCGGTGTATCTGAATGTGAATTAATATATGACCAGTTTGTAGCTGATGGAGTTGTGCAACGTGCAGCCAGTACAATCATTGATAAAGCGTCAACATTTGTATACAAAATAGAAGGGTATAAAGATTCTATAGCGATGAAAAAAGATGCTGACATTGTGAAGTATGTCTCAACTTGCGAAGATGGTCGGTCCATTTATGGCGCTCTTGTAACTGATGCTGCTGACTCTGTAGAAACATTGACACAATCACTCGCCGACCTGGATAAGGTTGATGAGATAACGCTTAGACGCTTGGCGTTGGTGACTGGACTGGGTATGACAGTTTTAATCGGTGAGCAAGCAAGTGGCATGAATGCAAGCGGTGCCAGTGAGCGTCAAGGCTTCCAAGACACAATTGAAAACCTGCAATCTGATTACCAGCTAGAGCCACTTAATTTAATTGCTGACATATTCGGCTTAGGTGAAGTCAAGTTTAAAGAGAACCAAGGGCAGTCAGCTTCCGAGCGTATAGAGTTTGAGAACAAGGCCGTCTTAAATGCCAAACTGCTATGGGAAATGGGCGAAGACCACGAAACATACTTGAAGAATAAAGACGTTGTTAAGCAAGATGATTGGGAAACTTTCTTCGGTGAAGATAAAGAAATACCTGCAACTACGCCGCCACCTAAAAACAGCGGAGGCTTTTAATGGCAGAAGTCAACGCACCGGACCCACTCAAAAGCGAGCAGAAAGTATTAGCTGATGCAATGGAGGCCATGATAACAATGATGTCTCGCATGTATAAAAATCAGGTGCTTCTTGAGATGAACAAGGGCACAGTTGAAAAGTTCAGCGATGCACAAACAGGAAACTACGCCGCTATACTGACAAAGTTATCTAAAAAGGTTAGTAAAAGCCTGCTTAAACGTTTTGACAATAAGCGAATCAAAGAGTTATCACAGCGCGTATTAGAAAAGAATGACAAGCGCTCACGCAAGATATTGTATGACCGCTTATCAAAAGATATTGGCATTGACCCAGCCAAGTTATTAAAGCGTGACGGAACTCAATTTACTTTTAACGCGCTGGTAATAGAAAACTCTCAATGGGTTGAAAAGCTACGAGATGACACGCTAGAAATGTATACTGCAAACACTTTGCGAGCTATGACACTTGGCACGCCTATCGAGGAAATATTACAACAGTTCGACGGCATGGTAGAAAAGCGCAGAGGTCACGCAAGATTTACAGCGCGCAATCAAATTGCATCGTTTAATAGTATAATGAACAAGACGCGAGCGCAGAAGCTAGGAATTAAAAAAGCGGTATGGAAAACAAGTTCGGATGAACGTGTGAGAGCATCACATGAAGCGAGAGACGGCAAAGAGTTTAAGTTAAGTGAAGGTTTATATTCAAGCGTAGACGGTAAAACTTTATTGCCCGGAACTGATTACAATTGCTTTCCTGGCGAGTTAAAAATAAACAACGCTTCTAGTTGCTGTAAATTCTTCAGGCGTCACTACACTGGCAAACTGGCCAGCATTGTTTCGGATGACGGTAGTGTTCTTTCGTCTACAGCTAACCACCCAGTATTGACCACTGATGGATTCAAGGCTGCTCATCTCATTAACGCTAGCGACTATATAGTCAAAGTTATTGACGACACTCTCGAAATCATCGAACTGTATGGCAAGGACGTTAAACCCACATTCGAACAGCTTTTTAGATCGCTTAATTTCCTTGGGGTTGAACATACTATAGCGCCCTCTTTCAGCGGTAAGTTCCACGGCGACATTTCCGATAGCGAAATCGACATTGTAAGTATGGATAGCCTCTTGACTAGTGAAGTCAATGGCTCGGTCGCTGAGAAGTTTAGCAAACTCAGCCTCTCCGAATCCGAAAAGGTAGCCGTACTTGATTTTTTCACGTGCATTGGCGGAGGACTTTCTAGTTTCAAGGCTGCGAGTGGATCCTTTAACCGCGAGATGAGCTGCATTAACTTGGTTCGATCTTGTTTCGTCGCTCATCTTACTCCACTTGAGAGATTCTGCTTCGCTTTGGGTTCGTGGTATGATATCAGCATTAATAAGCCTGTTTCTTATAGCGCTTCTGCTGGTGTTGAAGTGTTTAGAGATACAGTTTTCGCTTTGTCCGTCTTGGTACATGGAAACTATATCTTTGACAGGAAGATTAATGCGTTCAAGTCTGGCCGGCTTAACACTGGGGAAAACAAAACCAATATTTTGGGCGCGTTTTCTAAAGCTGGTTGGGTTCATGGGGATAGTAAGGGCGGCCTCTTTGATGAGAGCGCCATCAAGTACAAGATTTGCAGCGTTACTGATAACGTCATTAGTAATTTTTCTGGACATATATATAACCTCGAAACAATTTCTAATGACTATACAGTAGAAACAACTACAGTGTCAAATTGCCGTTGCAGCTACCGAATGATTTTAGAAGACGAAGAATAAACAACCAAACAGGATTAAATAAAATGGCTAAAAGAGAATATTTCAAAAGCGGTGATAGTTACGAGCTACCAATAACAGGCACTTTTTACACTGACGAGTTTGCGCCGGATTATGATGGCGGTATGATTGTAATTGCACTATATGACGCGAGTGGAGATATTGTGACAGCAAGCGCAGGCGAGTGCTTAGTTGAGACATCACCGATTAAAGGCCAGTGGTTAAACGGTGTAAGCTACGGCGACGCAACTATTCTGCTTGCAACTGCCGGTGCGGATGCAACTTATAACTTGCCGGGATTTAACGGGCCACAAGTTCAATCACGTATCACGCTGTCGGGCGTCGTTGGCGCTGACCACGTAAAAGCCTATATTTGGAGATACTAAATGGCATACCCTAAAAAGATGCGCATAGGTATATTTAATCGATTAGTGAATGGCGGCGAAGGTATGGGTGGAGCCCCCTTGCCCCTGTGGACTTTTGGATACAATGGCGTTGATAGCTTTGGTGAGCTTGATAACGCTTGGAATCCTACAGGGGTAGACTGGTCTATTATAATCACAGGGTTTGATGGCGGTCAGACCTTGGATGGGGCTGGAGATAGATACCTATTATCAAATGCGACATCTTACCATGCTCAGCTTCAAATTAGAGTCGGGAGTAACGGAGATGTTACGAGCATAAACTTGGGATCACCCACTGACTTAGGAAACACTGGGTTAACTAAATTCTCAATTACGACAGATGGGGATGTGGGCGCGTACTCAGCTTCATCTTCTTCGAAAACAGTGTTAGGCGCACACCATACAGCAGTTGCTAATTTTAAAGGGCAGATTACATCAGTGCAGTTTATTGACAACGACTCACCAAGCAATAGCATTACAATCAACAACGTCATTGCATCAGCAACGCAACCAACAAACTTTAATATTTACAATGAGCTAACCGGCGCGGCAATAGGCGAGTACAAAAACGGCGTTTATGAATTGGTGGAGGCATAATATGTGGACAGATAAACATAAGTTTACGCTAATAAATAAAACAGATTTAGATGCTGCAAAGTTATCTAATGATTCTAACGTAAATGCAGAAGGTGAAAGCAGCCCTTTGCAAACGCCCGAGTATGGCATACAAATGACACAGCAAGGCTATGACTCTTATCTGTGCAACATTGCACCGTCACTATGCAATGTTGATAATACGCTGTGTATGATAAGAGGCTGTCATGTAATGCACGCAATAAAATACATGACTATTGAGCAAGTAAAAGAATTAGCCGAAAAATGGCAATCAGAATACAAAATAGATGAGGTAGAATAATGGGATATCCAATCACCGAAAGCCTTAGATTTCCCACGGGGTTATTTGTCGGAACAAGAGCAATGACGGTGCAGTCATATCTTGAAGCAAACGTTAAGAACGGCAGTGAGCACGAGGCATCCACGCTGTTAACTATCGCAGGGAACCAAAGCAACGACACTATATTTTTAACTGGCGCTTTGCCTGTGGCGTTAAAAACGAGGTCGGTAGGATACACTGGTAATGGTGTAAGTACGCTTATATATCAAGCACCTACATATTCTGGTGGGGCTTCTATTGCTTATCAAAACGCTAACGCTATAAATCCAATTACAGGATTGTCCCAACTTATAACCGGCTCGACTGTTACCGCTGATGGAGATTTAATATTCTCTCCATCGCACTTTATTGGTAACGCGTCAAACCAAGGCAAGGGCGGGTTAATTAACCAACCCGGGGAAGAAAAGATACTGAAACCAAACACTGCTTATTTGCTTAGAATTACATCGCTAGATTCAGCGTCGCAACAAGTAAGTAGCAGTTTGAGTTGGTATGAAGGGACTCTAGATTTACCGCTGTAGTATATAGCCGCTTTAATTAGCGGCTATTGTTTACTTATCAAAAGTGCATCTAGTATCGTGAGTAACCATAACCTTGTGGCGCTTTTTATTTCTTCTGCCAGTTTCGTTAACTGATATTCCTATTTCTAGCTTTTGACTTAGCTCCAGCAAATCAATTACTATCCCAGCAACACATTCCTGTATTGTGACATCATCGTCACACTGGAACCTCTCCACGCCTGTCAGGTTAACAAAGTAAGAGTCTTCACCGTAAACTGCTGATATTTCTAAGCAGCCTACTTTCTCAACTAGCTTTAAAAACTTACAAATTGATTCTTCTTTATTTCGTCCAAGTGCATCTTCCATATTATTTCACCTTATTAGTTAAATCATTAAGTAAACCTCCTTGTTGCATAAACAGCAATGCATCCATTTGCACAAAATAGCCTGCATTACGTAGCTTAGATGCAACGTTATCTAGTTGTTTATCGTATTCTTCTTGGTCACGTTCAAAACATTCTGCAATCTTTGCAG